CCCATTTGGCATCATCAGTTTGATGATCTTATTGTACTTAAAAACAATCAAGGAACCGAAGAAACCCGAGTCCGTCATATGGATTATGGGGTTGTGCTTAGTGCTTTCTTCTGGCGACGATTCAAAAACAAAGAAAACATAACTTTTTTTGATCCAAATGAAGTTCCTGACCTATATGAGGCCTTTTACTCTAATAACTCGCTATTTGAAGAACTATATGTGAAGTATGAAGATCAAAAAGGGCTTCGTAAAAAAACTATGAGTGCTGAAGAAGTGTTCAAAGGTGGTATTCTAAAAGAACGCACAGATACAGGTCGAATTTACTTAGTGTTCATTGACAACGTGATGAACCAAGGTCCGTTTGATCCCGAGTATCACACTATCTATCAAAGCAACCTGTGCTGCGTAACTGGCGATACGCAAGTTGTGTTTCGGCACGAAAACGGAGACATTGAGCAAATGTCTATGTCTAGTGCAGTTGAACGATTTGAACTGGGTAATCTAACTAACTCAAAAATTAAAAGTTTCAAGAATGGCGAAGTTTCTTGGGAACATCTGTCAGCCGCAATCAAAACTAAAACTGTTACTGAACTATATGAAATAGAAGATGAAAGTGGTAATGTTGTGAAATGTACCGGAGACCACTTGATTTATACTAAAAATCGTGGTTATGTAAGGGCAGACGAATTGGTAGAAACTGACGAGTTATGTGTTGAAGCGAGAAAAAATTAAATTATGATTAAAATTAGAAAAATAACAGTAGAGCCAACTGATGTGTATGATATATCAGTCCCCGAAACAGAGTGTTTTTTTGCCGATAATATTCTTGTTCATAACTGTGAGATACTTTTACCAACCAAATCATTTAAGAGATTAGATGACGATACCGGGAGGATAGCTCTTTGTACACTCGGGTCCATTAACTGGGGTGCCTTCCGCAACCCAGAGGATATGCGTAGAGCCTGTCGTATACTTCACCGTAGTCTTAATAATATACTTGATTACCAAGATTTTTTGAGTATTCAAAGTAAACTAAGCAATGACGAGATTAGGCCATTAGGTATTGGAATTACTAATCTTGCATATTGGCATGCAAAACGTGGATTGAAATATGGTGATAAGGATACTCTACAAGAAGTCAAGAGTTGGATGGAACACCAAGCATTTTACTTAACAGAGGCATCAGTAGAGTTAGCAAAAGAAAGAGGTAAATGTGATCATAGTGACAAAACTTATTATGGTCAGGGAATATTTCCATGGGAACGCAGAGCAAAGGGAGTTAATGAATTAGCCGATTTTACTACTGAATTAGACTGGGAATCATTACGTACTCAAATGAATATGTATGGAGTTCGTAATGCTACACAAATGGCTATTGCTCCCGTAGAATCTAGCAGTGTTGTTATCAATTCTACTAATGGGATTGAAATGCCCATGAGCCTAATTAGTACCAAAGAGAGTAAAGCGGGATCTTTCACTCAAGTAGTACCTGAATATCATAAATTGAAAAATAAATATCAGTTAATGTGGGAACAAAAAGATTGTGAAGGTTATTTAAAGACGGCTGCAATATTACAGGTTTATGTAGATCAATCTATTTCATTAAACACTTTTTATAATCCGGCTCATTTTCCAGACAGAAAAGTACCAACTACCCTTATTGCAAAAAATTTAATGCAAGCACATTACTATGGTACTAAAACCTTCTATTATAGTTTGGTCAACAAAGCCGGTGCTAAAGTAGAAGACATGACCGAAATGTCATTAGAAGTCATCAACTTTGACGAAGAAGATGACTGCATTTCCTGCAAATTATAATTTAAATTATAAATAACATATCTAGGTGAGGGATATGTCCCTCACAATTCAATGGAAATTACAATGTCAAAACAACAATATAATTTAAAAATTAAGACAGACTATTTGAATCGCAAAATGTTTTTAGATTCAGAAGGCCCTGTAACAGTTCAAAGATTCGAAGAGTTTAAGTATCCTAAAATTTCAAATTTTGAAACCACTGCAAGGGGATTCTTTTGGGTACCTGAAGAAATATCATTATCAAAAGATGCAGCCGATTTTAAGGAAGCCAGTGATACGGTAAAACACATATTTACTAGCAATCTACTTAGGCAAACTGCATTAGATAGTTTACAAGGGCGCGGTCCTAGCCAAGTTTTTGCACCTGTTATATCAATACCTGAATTAGAGTCATTGATATATAATTGGACGTTTTTTGAAACAAATATTCATAGTCGCAGTTATAGTCACATTATTCGCAACATTTATAATGTGCCCAAAGACGTATTCAATACTATTCACGACACACAAGAAATTGTAGATATGGCTAGTAGTGTTGGAGATTATTATGATCGATTGCATTATATTAATTGTTCAAAAGAAACAGGCGGTCAATATTCAGAGGAATCACATATTCGTGCTATTTGGTTGGCATTGAACGCAAGTTACGCATTAGAAGCATTCCGCTTTATGGTCAGTTTTGCCACTAGCCTTGCCATGGTTGAAAATAAAATCTTTATCGGCAATGGCAATATTATTAGTTTAATATTACAAGATGAGTTATTACACAAAGAATGGACTGCATGGCTTATAAATCAGGTAGTTAAAGAAGATGCTAGGTTTGCAAAAGCAAAGATAGAGTGTGAACAAGAAGTCTATAAACTTTACATGGATGTTATACGTGAGGAAAAAGAATGGGCTGAATATTTATTTAAGTACGGTCCTGTTATAGGACTAAATGCAAATATTCTTAAAGATTTTGTAGACTATACTGCTGCGATTGCACTAAAAGATATAGGTATAAAATATAATGCTCCTCATCCAAAAAATACTCCTATTCCATGGTTCAATAAACACAGCGATACAAGCAAGAAACAAACAGCATTACAAGAAAATGAAAGCACAAACTATGTGATCGGAGTCATGTCCGATACTATTTATTATGATGAATTGCCAACTATATAAGGAATAAAAAATGAAAGCAATTGTTTGGAGCAAGTACCATTGCACATTCTGTGATCAAGCCAAAGCATTACTTAATCAAAAGGGTATTGCTTTTGAAGAAAGAAAAATAGGTGACGGGTGGACTAAAGAAGAATTACTAGAAGCAGTTCCTTCTGCAAGAACAGTACCTCAAATATTTTTAGATAACGAATATGTCGGTGGATTTACTGAATTAAAACAAAAATTAGAATCATAAAAGGAAAATAATGGAATTGATTAAAGACGAAGTATTCACGTTTAAGCTGAACAGTGGTGAAGAATTGATGGGTAAAGTTAAAGACTTTAATGATATATATATATTAATATCTGAACCAGTAAGTGTTGCTCCCGGCCCACAAGGAATAGGATTAGTGCCTAGTATGTTTACCGCTGATAACTCGGTTTCCGCTAGACTAAATACTAGTAGTATTTCATTAATTGCTCCAACTGAAGATAGTGTAAAAATGAAATACCTAGAAGCAACTACAGGCATAAAAGTGCCTACTAAAAAAATAGTATTAGGATAATAAAGATGCCGCAATTGAGTAGGGTGGGTGATGCGAATAATGCAGGAGGCACCATTGTCAGGGGTGCAAGTACGGTGTTCGCTAATGGAATCGCAGTAGGATTGCATACCAGTAAAATTACACCTCATGGTCCATGGGGTAGAAAACCTCATCCTCCTCATAGAGCAGCATCTACTACTGATGGGAGTCCTAGTGTATATGTAGAAGATTGTCCTGTTTTACGTGTCTCATCCGGAAATACCTGCGGACATAGTATATCAGAAGGAAGTCCGGACGTTTACTGCCCATGAGAACTACTGCTAAACAAACTCCATTAGGAGTAAATTTACAATCAGGATACCTGCAAAATTCAGGCTTCTCGATAAATCAAAATGCAGAATCCTACATGGGTGTAAGTAAAGTCAATGGTCAATATACTTTCGGAACTCTTGTAAAAGACACGTGTTTAAATTTATTGACTTGGGCTATACATGATGCATATAACCGTGGAGTGATAACTACAAGTCCGGCAGGCACAAGTACGTATGACAATCTTATCAATATAGGAAGTGGTGTTTGTGAAGTTTTAGGTAACTCTAAACCTCCTACATATAATGATCAGGATCCAAGCACATTGTTGGTACCAACTGACGTACCAACGTGGTATACTGAAAACTGTCCGGCCACTACAGGATATGCTATATCAGGTACAGGATATGCCAGTCCTGGAGTAGTTGACACTACTAATATCAATGGTCAAGGCCAAGAAGCAAATTGGACTACCTACGATATGACAAATCCAAATAACTCTATAACTCAATGGGGATTCATTAGATGTTGGGCACTGCAAGCATGGAATGAGTTTAACTGGAATGGCGGGACTTCTGCAACCGGAACACCTTTATCAACTGTGCAGTATAAAGATTTTTGTTTGTCATGGACTTCAGCGGTAGGATTCATAGATTATAACAATGTTACTACTGACCTACTAGCAAATGCACCTTCGTACTTAGAGGGTGTCTATAGTAACATGAATGATTTAAACAGTGCAGATATCACAGGAATAAGTTTGGCTACTACAGTATTCGGTAGAGATTGTATTGCTGCCGGCAAAGTCATAGATTTGAGCAAAATAGATAAATTTGGATTACCCTCTGTATTGTTACAAACAATATACAAGTTTCATGCAATGACACAATCATTAAATCTAGCATTGATATCTGCGGATTTGACACCTGATGAGATTATTAATATTGCCAATACTAGTATTACCCCTAGTAAAACACAAGAATTAAAAATATATGGGTCATTCTTAGTAATAGTAGATCAAGATTTAATAGATATTCTTGTACCTTTGAATTGCAAAACACCGGGATTAACTTCATTGGCTGACCTATTAGATGTAAAAAAATTGTTTCCATTTAGTTATACTACGTTAACTTTACCTGTATATAATACAGAACCTGGACCTACTAATAGTAAAACATATTATCCAATCTATAAAAATGGTACATTGAATGATTCTATAACTAATCCAAATATTGCGTCTAAGATAGGATATCAAGTACCTGCTGGCGATCCTCCTATTATAAGGCAGGGAATTTAATTATGGCTACAAATTTTCAAAAATTACCTGAAGGTTACGGATCATATTTAAATGGGATATTACCCAATGATTTAGCCGTCGCTGCTGGATCTTTTTCTGCATCTGTTCAGCAGATTACTAATATCAAGAATGTTAATTTTGAAAGATTTGCACAAGTTACTGCTTCAATAGAAGCAACGACTACTAATTTACCTTTAATAAACGGAACTGCGGTTCCCGTGAACGTAGAGAAAGCAGAAGAATTAAAAGTTATAAGTTCTATGGGAAGTGGTCCATATGGTACATATACTATGTCTGATTTTTTCGGATGTATGTCCGGACTTCCTTATAATTGGAAAGAATTACAAGAAACTATACTCGATACACAAACTAGAAAACTAGAAAACATATATCATGAGTTATTTTTAGCCGCAACATGGGAAGGTGCTAGTATACAAGTAACATATACAACTTCTGCCGGACCACAATATACAGTAACCGGAGTCAGTATAAGTGATTCAGGTGGAGGCTACGGTAGAGGTAATGCAGTTGCACCTACCATAACAATAAATGGTGGTTCAGGCGCTACTGCAACCTGTACTATTGGAACTGACGTAACAGATGCAGGATCTCTAGGATCCGGGACATTAGGTAGAGTTACTTCAGTAACATTGACTTCAGCAGGCATAACAACAGGTACTATACCTACTGCAACAATACAATATCCACCTACTGCAACGTTACCAGTGCAATCCAATGGTGATATTGCAGTAGGTGGAACTAACACTGCATCGGGTACAGTGGGCTGGGCCGCGCCTATGAATTCCGTAGTTCAAGCATATATTGATCAGGCTAATATAGAAATTCAATCTATAGCAACTAATAATAGTAAAAATGTAAAAAGATTAAACACTATTTACAATTATAGTGGTAAACAATTGGCTATCGAACAACGTAGTAGATATATGGCATTAAGTCCTGTACCAGACCCTAGAGATAGATTTATGTCAACCTATCCCGGAACTATTTCTAATTTTGTAGATTCTATATCTAGTTATGCTATGTCTACAAGACCCCACATGTATGCCCAAACATTAGAAGCCATATCAGATTTAAGCAATGTTTCAGGACAGAGTGCAGTTGGATTGATGAGACAAGAAAGAAATGTCGATAGATTACAAAAAATAAATGTACCAGTTGATAATTCTATTCCAGGAAAAATAGAAACCGAATTAGAAAAACCGTTAATTGCAAACGGAACACTTCCTGTAGCTAAAGAAGGATCAGGCATCGCTGTCGTAGGCATAAACGGAGACCAAAATAATCCAATAACTACCTATACTGCTCCTAGTCTATTGTTTAACACAGTTTCTCCTAGACCTCAAGGATATTTTGATCCTAATATCAATAAATTTATGTTGTGTGATGAATGTAAGTCAATTCCATCTAACAGCATAGAATCTATATTATCGGTAGAAAATATATCGCCCGATAAAAACATTAATTTATTAGGGCCGGCTGGAGAAGGTATAGGACCTGCTGCGCCTGTTGCTAGTGTTTCTAATTTTGATCCTGCTGCAATTCAAAGTGGAGTTACAAATTCAATAGTTCCTATTCAACCTATCTTAGTGGTTACTGTAGGATTGGAAAAACCCTCATGTGTCGATGGAGGGCAAGTGTATGATGATGGTTCGGCAAAATACCCAGGTAGTCTAGCAGGCTCTTCGGCAGTAAATTTAATACCGCCGGAACTAGATTTAAAATTGACATCATCGATATTATTACCATCTACTTATTGTGTAGACGAAGCAGTAGATGAAGTTATTAAATGCAATTGTGATTGCTGGATAGATTAATATAACCATATTAGTTGCAAACTAATATTTTTTGTATTAAAATGTAGAGTCAATGACTAATTACCAGTTAAATTGGTGAAAGGAGAAGTACTATGGATTTAACTATCAAAACCTTATATAGGTTAGTAGGATTAATTTTTATTTTTCTATTAGTTAATTTTGTATTAACGTTTAAATTGAATACTTCCACACATTCCGGGGGGATAGTAGAAATTGTAAAAAAACACAAATCATATGTGGATGCTAAAAATATAGATAAAACATTAGAATGTTTAGCAATGAATATCTATAAAGAAGCAGGTAATGAAAGTTTTGAAGGAAAAGTTGCAGTAGCACAGGTGACCTTAAATAGGGTAGATCATCCTAAATTTCCAAAAGAAATTTGTAGCGTTGTTTACCAAAAAAACGTGATTATGGAGAGGGTAGTATGTCAGTTCAGTTGGCATTGTGATACTATACAAAAGTCAAGACCGGTAAATCGGGAGAGTTATGCTGAAAGTTATGCTGTCGCTAAAAAAGTATTACTTGAAGGATTCAAACTAGATTCATTGAATGACGCAATATATTACCATGCTGATTATGTACAGCCCAATTGGCCATATGAAAAAATTACTAAAATTGGAACACACATTTTTTATAAACCCAGGAACTAAAATGAACAATGTATTACTTGCAATCAGCAATAAACTAAGCAAAATTTCAGCAGAGACATTGGCATGGTTGGCTAATATTTCTCTACATGCAGCAACTATTCCTTCTTTTATTTCTTTAATGACAGGCTTAACTGATAAGCCACCTTCTATTGATCTAGTTTTAATGATTTGGGCTACGTTAGGATTGCTATTTTTTAGGGCAGTTTTGTTGCGTGATCTGTTAAATATTATAACAATCGGAATTGGTTTCTTAGTACAAGCAACTGCTATGGCATTGATATTTTTTAAATAAATATGGCTGATGAAAAAAGCAACTTAGCTAAAGGTCAAACTAGTTTTGATGCAACTATTGGTAATAATTTAGTCACATTTTTTAATAAAAATGTAACTCCATACCCAACCGAAGTAGGTGCACCAAAGTTTGACCTTATTCCAGTTACCAAACAAAAGGATTTAATGGTAAATGTTGCTAGATTACATGCTCAACAAGAATATGATAGGATCATTGAATTAGTAAATGTTTTGCAAAAACAAGCAGACCAAATAAAACGCAGATTAGAAATAACCGATGCAATATATTCAGCAGAATATAAATTTCAAATATTTCATGGAAAAATATATTGGATATGTTATGATCACAAAATAAACAAAACCAGACTTAGTATTATGGGACCTGATGATTGGTCTACTGGTAAACCAGATCACTACGAATATTTAACTAGAGTTAAATGGTTAGGAGATCATACTTGGATCGAAGTAGATAATGAGGGTAATTCAATATGACTAAAATGAGTACTAGTATAGATCGATACACTTTTCAGCGAGACCGTTATATTGCTAGCCAAGCAGAAAACGGTAAAACTCCTGAAAACTGTGAAGTCACCGCTGCCTTAGTAGAATTTTACAATAAAATAATAGAAGAACATAAGGTTAATTCAGAAAAAGAAGAATCTAAAAAAAATAACTTAGAATATGATTTACGAACTACTGATTGGATTTTAGAAAAAGTAAGGGTATCGAATGTTTATTCTCAGAACCTTTATGCTGCAATGTGCAACCGAGAGTTTGTAAAAAACGATGTTTGGCCTTTATTGAAAGAAGAAACTTGGGGATGTAGTTGGAGATATGCAGGTGGGATAATTGCTGATATGAAAGGTACAGGCGATTATATCGACTGGTACTGTTCTGGTATTCGTAGCGAAAGAAAAATTCTTTCTAGGGAAGAATTCGAAAACCTCACGGATGAACAAAAAATCTATTATGTTGATAGCGAGTTTTATGTAGGTGAGGGAGAGGTAACAGACGAGATTAGAGAAGACCTATTAAATTTAGGATGGATCGTTTTAGATGATGATTTAGATGCATAAATACATAAAATTACATGAGTAAAAATTTATTATGGCTTATTCAGATAAAGTATTAGATCATTACAATAATCCACGTAATGTAGGTTCTTATAAAAAGACTGATGAAGATGTTGGCGTAGGATTAGTGGGCGCACCTGCATGCGGAGATGTACTTCAATTGAGTATTAAAGTAGACAAACAAACAGGAATAATAACAGATGCCAAGTTTAAAACATATGGGTGCGGGTCGGCAATTGCTAGCTCAAGTCTTGTCACAGAGTGGGTTAAAGGTAAGTCGCTCGATCAAGCAGCAGAAATTAGAAACACCCAAATTGCAGAAGAACTTAGCCTCCCGCCAGTCAAAATCCACTGTTCGATCCTCGCCGAAGATGCCATAAAAGCAGCAATCGATAATTACCGGAACAAACAAAAAGATTCCTGAGTTTTAAAATATTATTTGTAACAAATAATGAATCTATTGTTTTTGGGCGGCAACGGATATATCGGTTCAGCCTTTTGTACTAGAACAACATATAATTTAACATCAGTTGATTTGTGTTTGTTCGGTAAAGATTTATCATACTCACAAAAAGTAAATTACATTGATTTTCCTACAGATGATTATGATGTAATTATATGCATGGCAGGACATAGCAGTGTGCCCATGTGCGAGCATAGTCCTATTAGGTCTTGGTGTAATAATGTAACTAATTTTAGAAATTTGTGTGATACCCTAAGAAAAGATCAAAAACTAATATATGCATCTAGTGCTAGTGTTTATGGTAAGGCTACAGGAATATCTACTGAGAATTCAAGTATAAATTTTAATGTATTAAATCATTATGATCTTCAGAAAATTACCATAGATTTGATAGCAAACAAATATATTTCTGAAGGTAAAAATATAATAGGATTACGATTTGGTACAGTCAATGGTTGTAGTCCTAATACACGTAAAGACCTAATGATAAATTCTATGATCATGTCCTCACACAAATCAGGACAGATTAACGTTAAGAATTTTCATATTCGTAGAGCCATTTTAGGTATAAATGATTTATGTAATGCATTAGAATTTATAATTTCATCTGATGTTAAATCAGGGCAATATAATTTATCATCATTTAATAGCACAGTGCAACATATAGCAGATATTATTAAATCGTATACCGGTGCTGAAATAATCAAAGGAATAGATGATAAGGTAACTTATGACTTTGAATTAAGCACCGAAAAATTTAAAAATGAAACCGGTTTCATTTTTAAGGATACAGTTGAGTCTTTAATTGAAGGCTTAAATGATAACATAAACACTTCCATCTTTGATGTGAGAGACAATGACCGAAACTTCCAATTTTATTAA